GAGCGCCTGCGAGTGACAACATAGCTTGCAGATAATGGATTGGCTTTTGCGCTCCACAACATAGCGAATCTATTCGCCAATCTATTCGCCAATCTATTCAACGACCGAGCAAAGCGCAAACGATTGCCATCACATTATCTAGTGTGTATAGTGAAAGTGTTTTCAACACTACGAGACTACACATATGATGAATCACGCTAGAAAAAGAGCCGCTCAGGCTGGCCAAACACGCTATCAAGGTGGGCCATGCAAGACTTGCAAAAACACCGAAAGGTTCACCGCCAACGGTAATTGCTCCACCTGTCAGTTTGAACATAATGCGTTTTACCAACGCAAAATTCAGGAGTTGCTCAAGGCTGCAAAGGCCATGAACAAGCTGGAGGTCATTGTGGTGGGGGATGACAAATGAAATTTTACCAATTCCACATCGGTGACTTTTACTCGGCCACTCACCACCTCGATGAGATCGAAGACCTTGCTTACCGCCGGCTGATTGACCTGTATTACATGCAGGAAAAGCCATTGGAAGGTGACATTGCTGCATTGGCAAGATCGATCAGGATGCGTGACAGATCGGCGCAGATCGAATCAGTATTACAGGAGTTCTTTACATTGCAGGATGGCCAATGGCACCACAAACGATGCGATGAAGAGCTGGCCAAGATGGCAGAAAAGCAGGCCAAGGCGAAGGCATCTGCAGCGGCTTCAGTGCGTGTCAGATCGAGCGAACGCTCAACGAACGCTCAACGAACGTTGAACGAACGCTCAGCGAACGTTGAACGAACGCTTAACGAACGCTCAGCGAACGTTGAGCTACCAATACCATTAACCAATACCAATACCAATACCAATATCAATCATCAAGAGCCAACCAAGGAAGGCGCGATGGCGATTAAGTTAAGGGATTTGGGAGTCGTGGTTACAAGCCAGCATCCGCTATTGCTGCAGTGGCTGACCGATGGTATAACGATCCAGCAGGCGGAAGATGCAGTGGCCCTGACCAGGATGCGTAAGCCCTACCCGGAACCGATACCGGCGGCTTACCTCGACAAGGTCCTGAGAACACCGCAGGCGAAAGCGAATAAATCTAAACTTGAATCTACACTGGAGGCATTACGATCATGAGCGATATTCAGGCAACTTATGAACCATCACGCAGAAGCAAGCGCGTATGGGAACGGTTTATCCAATGGTACGGCACACGGGTCATCGAGAGTCACGGGGCGATGCCAAGCCAAGCATGGGACTGGGCTGTCAACACGGCAACGGATGAGCAGATCAAGAACGCACTTGATGCCGTTAAGGTCCATCATCCAAAGTACGCGCCAACATTCCCAGAGTTTGAGGCCCTGCTCAAGAAGGCCAAGCCTGCAGACGGTATCGAGCGGCTATCGGTGATTGCCCGAATGACCGAATACATCCTGCGACAGCACACACTGGGCTTGCTGCAGCTTACCCCGCTGCAAATGAAAGGCCCTTGGAAATGGGAAGTGCGATGGAATCCGGGCAACGACAAGCAAGGCGTAGCGTACCGAGAGTGGGAGCCAGTTTACAGGACCATGGTCATACCAGCAGATGGTGATCAGCCTGAGTACCGGTTTAACATCCAAGACATCATTCAAGAAAATTAGTGTGAGAGTGAAATCATGTACGTTTTTGGATTTAGATTTATCGATGCGCATGGCAAGCCAAATGGCAAACCAATCAACGAATCCATGTACTACGGAATAGCGTCCGCAGAAACCAAGCAGGAGTTATTCAACGCGATAGACGAATATGGCAATCCATATGCGGCACAGGTTAAGCACATTGGCGCATTCAGTTTTTGTTTCTTTGCCGAACGCATACCAACGGATGATGGGGACGTTGTTGAAACGCACGAGCATGAATACGGCGGAGCTACTTACGATGAGCTGATTGATACGGATGACTGGAAGGACGTGGATTGGAAGTCAGACGAAGATTGGCTGGCTTGTGTGTTTGATGAACTGGACTGCGGATTGGAAAACAAATATTCCAGCGAAAGCGAGGAAATGTATTGGTTCGAGCAAGCTGAGAAGTATCACGACAAAGTGGTTAAGCTGCAAAAGTCTAACGACAGCCTGATCAAATCAATCAACGCACTGATGGCCAAAGTGGGTCACGCTTGACCTGCAAATTCAACAAAGCCTGCCAGCTACCCAAGGATCGGGAACTGGCAGATGGCAAAATGGTGTGCAAAGACTGCAGAGACTGGTTGATCGAGTGTGAATGCTCATACCTGCTCTCAATGAGCCTACAAAAGCGCCAGATCGCACTTTCCAGTCTGGACGATGTCAGGGGGCGGGTCGCAACAAGTCGGCTTAAAGAGCGTCTAATCGCGTTATGGATGAAACGTAGAAGTGATAAGCAAAAGGCAACAGACAACAACAATTAGCAACATCGCGTAAACTCCAGGTATTTACATAACAATTAAGCGGGTGTATACGCAGGGCCTTAAACACAATAGGTTGTGTCATGCCCTACACAGAGAAACAACATAGGCTATTCGAAGCCGCTGCTCACAGTAAGTCTGTGGCTAAGCGTGTCGGTATCCCACAGTCTACAGCAAAGAAGATGGCCTCTGAAGGGGTCAAGAAGAAAATCCCATACCATCGGATGCTCAAAGGTAAATGAGCAAGACCACGGTTCGCTATGTCGCTGTTAATGATCGGGGCCAACGCATTGGCGAAGGTCACCCCAACTCAACTGTCTCTGATGCTACCGTGGATTTGATTAGGGATTTGCGTGAAGAAGACAAACTCACCTACGATGCCATAGCCAAGCAGTTAAATCTATGCAAAGAGCTAGTGGCCAAGATATGCAGATACGAACGCAGAGCGCAGACACCAGACCGTTGGAAGAAGGTAATTATCCATGAGTAAAGTTGGCAGACCATCAAGATACGATGCAAACATGGCAGCTGAGATATGTGGCCGCATTGCCGCAGGTGAGAGCTTGGCGGCTATTTGCCGTGATCCACTGATGCCAGTGCAGACTACGGTTTACCGATGGATTGCAACTATTCCAGAATTTCAGCAGCTTTACACATGCGCGCGGGAAGATCAGGCCGAGACATTAGCTGATCAAATTCAGGACATTGCGGACGAGATGCCGGTGATGGTGGCCGAAGATGGCAAGGCACCGAGAGTGGACAATGGCTGGGTGACTTGGCAGCGTAATCGTGTGGATGCTCGCAAGTGGATCGCATCGAAGCTGAAGGCCAAAAAGTATGGTGATAAGGTTACGAACCAGCACGAGGGCGGCGTGACACTGCAGGTCCTGACCGGAGTGCCTACTGAGTGATTAGCCTGGACTACCGTCCAAGAGATTGGCAGAAAGAATGCCACCTCAAGCGGAAGCGCTTCACTGTGCTGGCCCTGCATCGCCGAGCCGGCAAGACAGAGCTGGCCATCATGGAGCTGGTCGATAAGGCTATGCGATTTACCAAGGAGCTGGGCCTGTTTGTGTACATCAGCCCATTCCTCAAACAATCCAAAGCCATTGCTTGGCACCGACTCAAGCAGCGCTTGGAGCCGCTCAGGACCAATGGCATCATTGATGTGAACGAGACCGAATCCTCTGTAACGTTCAAGCACAATGGCGCGCAGATCAAGATATACGGCGCTGATTCACCGGATGCATTGCGTGGTATCCGTGCTGATGGCGCTGTCATCGATGAAGTGGCGCAGGTGAAGCCTGAAATGTGGAATGACGTGCTGCAGCCTGCACTATCGGATCGCAAAGGCTGGGCCATGTTTATCGGTACGCCTGACGGTATCAATCTGTTCAGTGAGTTATTCTACCGTGCAGCTGATCTGCCTGACTGGCATGCGGCCAAATACACGGTGTACGACACTGGCAGCCTTGACATGGAAGAAGTCGAACGCCTCAAGCGTGACATGTCTGACTCATCATTCGCTCGCGAATTCCTGTGTGACTTCAGTGCTGCAGGTGATGACCAGTTGATCAGTCTAGCCGATGTGGACCTTGCCGCTAAGCGTTTATATACGGAAAAGGACGTAGAAGATGCGCCAAAGATTCTAGGTGTTGACCCTGCGCGATTCGGTGATGACCGCAGCGTGATCATGAAACGCACGGGCCTGCAGGCTTACAAGCCAATCAGCTATCGCGGCATCGATAACATGGAGCTGGCCGCACGAGTGGTGGATGTCATAGATGATTGGCAGCCTGACGCAGTGTTCGTGGATGCTGGCGCTGGTGCCGGTGTCATCGATCGATTACGACAGCTAGGCCACGATGTGATTGAAGTGCCGTTCGGTGGCAAAGCGATTCATGCTGACAAGTACATCAACCGCAGATGCGAGATGTGGTTTGGCATGCGTGAGTGGATTCATTCCGGTGGCGCGATACCCGATGACATTAGCTTGAAGCAAGAGCTGGCCACACCGATTTTTTGGTATGACGGTGCGGGCCGTAAGGTGCTTGAGTCAAAGGCCGAGATCAAGAAGCGCTTGCAGGGCGGAGCATCGCCTGACATCGCTGATGCATTGGCACTGACGTTTGCTCATCCGGTGGGCAAGAAGCCAATCTATGAGCAGCTTGGTTTGCCGGTGCGTAAGAAGAATCACGACTACAATCCTTACGATCGAATGGAAAAGTAACCGTGTTGACAACAGCCATAGGTAGATTCACATCATGCTAGACATCCGTCAGGTATCAGTTGATGACTTTTTCGATGATCCTGAAACTGACAGATTGTTGAGCGACTATGCTAATGAATGCTCAATTGCTGGAATGCCTAGGCCGATACCTCATGCAGGTTCATACCATGCGCTGGAATCGACTGGGGCGTTTTTTATTTTTGGCGCGTACATTGATGGCAAGCTAATTGGTTTCATGTCTGTAGTGATGCCGATACTGCCGCACTACAGCGTTAGAACAGCAACGATGGAATCATTTTTTGTATCACCCAATCATCGCAAAGGCGGTACTGGGTTAAAGCTGATTAAACATGTTGAGGTTTTCTCTGCTGAGCAAGGTGCGGTTGGTTTGTTGATCACAGCTCCTGCGGATAGTCGATTGGAAAAAATGCTTTCTCGATTTGATTACAGACACACAAACACAGTGTTCTTCAGGAAGTTGGCATGACCGACTTGGTTGTATCAACAAATCGCATTACCGCAATGAGCGATGACGCGATAAACAAAGTTAAACAATTGGAGCAGCATCTAAAAGATATGCGCCAATTAACTTTGACCACAGATCATGTGATACATGGTGGAATGTATGCAAGATCGTTGTTTATGCCAATGGGTACTGTTATCACAGGTGTGCTGATTAAAGTTCCTACGATCTTAATTATCAGTGGGCATGTAACTATTTGGCTTGACAACGAAAGGACAGAGATTGCTGGGTACCAAGTATTTGCTTGCTCCGCAAAAAGAAAGCAAGCGTTTGCCTTTCATGGTGATACCAACATGACAATGCTGTTTTCTAGCAACTGCACAACGGTGGCTGAAGCAGAAGAAGAGTTTACAGACGAAGCTGATCGATTGTTATCTAGACAAGGTAATGCGATCAATAACATCAACATTACAGGTGAGTGATATGACTGGCGCATCAATGGCAGTATTGGCAACGGCAGCAGCAGTTGGAACTGGTTACGCAATTTACGCAGGTGAACAAGGGCGATCTGCTCAACATAAAGCGCAAGAAGAAGCTAGGGTTCAAGCTAAGAAGCAAGAGAAGGCCAGCGAAGAAGCGTACAACGCAGCTCACAAGAAAGAAGCCAATATTCCTGGTGCAATGGCCGGTGCATCATCAATGGCCAACCAAGGTGCAGGCAGCACAATGCTGACAGGCGCTGGTGGTCAAATGCCTGGTGCCGGTGGCGGATCAATGCTTGGCGGCGGAGAAGTCCCAGGCAACTTAAGCATGAAGAAGAACTCACTGCTCGGCGGTTAATTCATGAGCCAGTTTACCAGCGATGCACAGTCGCACCCCAAGGCACCTAAACGCGATAAGCTGTTTACACGCTGGGGTATTCTCAAGGCAGAGCGCGCATCTTGGTGGGCGCACTATCAGGAAATAACCACGTTCCTGCTTCCCCGTAATGGCCGCTACTTTGTGCAGGATCGCGACAAGGGCTGGCGTAGGCACAATAACATCTACGACAACACAGGCACCAGAGCCTTGCGCGTATTGGGTGCCGGAATGATGGCAGGTGCAACATCGCCAGCTAGGCCATGGTTTCGACTAGGTGTCAGTGATCCAGACTTAATGCAGTTTCAGCCAGTAAAACTCTGGCTTGCTGACGTGACTCAGCGTATGCAGCTGATATTCCAACGATCCAATACCTATCGCACACTACATCAAATGTACGAAGAGCTGGGTGCATTCGGCACTGCAGCATCGATCATGCTCCCTGACTTCAACAGCGTGATCCATCATTACCCAGTTACAACCGGCGAATTCTGTATTGCACAGGATTACCAGGGCAAGGTATGCACTATCTACCGTGAATTTGAAAAGCCGGTAGGTGACATCGTCAAGGAATTTGGCTACGAGAATTGCTCGACAGTAGTCCAGAATATGTATGACCGTGGCAGCTTAGATCAGTGGATTCGCTTGATCCAAGCTATCGAGCCACGAGCTGATCGCGATATCCGTAAGAAGGACAACAAGAATATGGCTTGGGGTTCGTATTACTTTGAAGTGGGTGGCAACCCAGATAAGTATCTACGAGAGTCAGGCTATAAAGATTTCCCTGCCCTGGTCCCACGTTGGGCTTTAGCGGGTGGTGACATCTACGGGAACTCTCCCGGTATGGAAGCTCTTGGCGATATCAAACAGCTACAACATGAACAGCTGCGCAAAGGCCAAGGCATCGACTACATGACCAAGCCACCGCTACAAGTGCCGATAAACATGAAGAACCGCGATGTGGAAACACTGCCCGGCGGCATCACGTTCGTGGATGGTCAGACGCAGGGAATCAAAACAGCATTCGAGGTCAACCTAGACCTTAACCACTTGTTGGCAGATATCCAAGACGTGCGTGAACGCATCCGTGGATCGTTCTATGCCGACCTGTTCATGATGCTGGCCAATGCAACAGACACACGCATGACAGCAACCGAAGTGGCCGAGCGTCACGAAGAAAAGCTGCTGATGCTAGGTCCAGTGCTTGAACGCCTGCATAACGAACTATTGTCCCCGCTGATCGATCGCACGTTCACTTACATGGTAGAGGCTGGCTTGCTGCCACCAGCACCGCCTGAACTGCAGGGCATGGACCTCAATGTCGAATTCATTTCGATGCTGGCCCAAGCTCAACGCGCTATCGGCACCAATGGCCTTGATCGATTCGTTGGCAACCTTGGCCAAGTCGCAACGTTCAAGCCTGAAGTGCTGGATAAGTTTAATGCCGATGAATGGGCCGATGCGTATAGCGACATGCTGGGCGTTGATCCGAAGCTTATCGTTGGCAATGACCAAGTGGCCATCATCCGTGATGCTCGCAACCAAGCGCAGGCTAAGCAGGCTCAGATGGCCGAGCTTAATCAAGCATCTCAGACCGTAAATAACTTGGCTTCCGCTAAGACCAACGACCCCAGCGCATTGACCAATGTCATGGACATGTTCAGTGGCTATAACACTCCACAGCAACTTCCATAAGGTAATTCCATGGCAATGAAACCAAGCAGTCTTCTCTACGGAGAAAACGACACAGCAGATTCAGGCGCAGCAACAGAATTTATTTCTAGATTGCTTGAAGCAGTTAAATTAATTCATATGGCTCACTTGATTGTAACTGGCCCAGGAGCATATGGCGCTCATAAAGCATTGGGCGTATACAGCGATTTAGATGACGCAACTGATGGGTTGGCTGAAGCATGGATGGGATGCACCAAGGGTAAGTTTAATTTCCCAGTTGATGTTTCAGTGTTTTCCGCAGAAGTGCAAAATATTTATGAGTATGTGGAAAAAAACCGCCAAGCAATGGGCAGCGAGTCGCACATTCAAAATGAAGTTGATGGCATCTGTACTTTGCTTTCACAAGCTCTTTTCAAACTTAATAATTTTCAATAGGTGATCTATGGCCGCTCCTGGTTTTTCAAATCAAAATAATCCTAATCCTGCTGAATATGCTGCTGCTATTACTGTCGGCACAGACTTCAGTAATGCATTTCGCGGCGTTTATGTTGGCGCTACTGGTAACGTAACAGTTAAGCTTATTGATGGAACGGCCGTGCAATTTGTTGGTGCATTAACTGGTAGTGTGATTCCAGTGCGTGGTATTGGCGTGTCTGCCGCAACCGCTTCTAACCTTGTAGCGTTATTTTAATATGCAACTTGTACTCGCTACTTTGCAGAACAGACCATTCGTCTACAAGATGATTCGGTTTGATTCTGCTGATCCTGCAACTCGGCAGATTGTTGAAACCGTAATTCTTTCTACTATAGAAGATGCGGCAACTGTTGCTGGTAACGATTGGGCTTTGGGGAAGGCCATAGGCATTGGATGCAGGGAATTTCAAGCTGGAGATATTATAGAGTTAGAGAATGGCAAAATTGCAGTTGCTACTGATTCTATAGGCTCTAAGGTTGTATTTGAAAATGGCGAATATACAGGTTCTTTACCTGCAATTACTGTAGATCAAACAGTATTAGACTCAATTACATATAAGCCAAATCAACCCCACGTTCAATCTATTGTTGATGGGGAGATGACATTATGGCTGTAGCGTTTAATAGCAGCGCAACGGGCTACACAGATGTAGGCGCGCCAGATATATATGTTCTTTCTTATGGCTTTAACAATTTTGGTGGAAATGCTTTATGCGCTATATTGGCAACAATTAATTTGGAGTATGGCGGTACTCCTACCGCGACAGCAACTTATGGCGGTCAGCCATTAACGATCAGCTTTAATCGTAGTTCTAATGGATATTATTCGGGAGCATTTATTGGTGGGTATTTGCTCAACGCACCAACGGGGCTTAATACATTAACATTCACATGCCCTATACCTAGCGATAACTTGGCTTCTGCAGTAATGTCGTTTTCTGGAGTAAGAACTTCTGGAACGCTAAATTACAGTGTTGGCACATCTATAAATTATAACGATGATGCATCGCACACTTACACAGTGAATGTAGCATCTACTACCAATGATGTAGTAGCTGGATTTGCTTACATGGACCCAACTGGTGGCTATGGCTCCCAGCCGACTGGGATGAATGGAACAGGCATAAATTTTTTTTATTTAAACATACTTGGAAATTATCTTAATGGATCATCACCCACAACAGCGGATACAGCGACAGGATTCTTTGCCGTAGATGGCGGCGCAGCACTCAATGTTGCTGCGTGGGCTTTTTCTCCTCCAGGCGTAACGCCACCATCAACAGATTTGTCTAATTCATTAGTGGGCATTTCCCTTTCTTCTTCAATGAGTATTTAACATGGCAACAAGAATGAAACAAGGGTTTCCATTTTTATACGATGTTAGTATTTGACAGTAAATGAAGTTGGCTACCCTGAATAAAGTAACCGTGCCAGCCAAACCTACAGATAGATTCGCAGCATGAGCAATTACGATCCTTTGGACCTGAAGGGTCAGGAACGCATACAGGCCGAAAAGGATGTACGCGAAAAGACCTCGAAGGAAAATGAAGAAGCTGATTTGAAGTGGCTCATGGGCAGTAAACGTGGCCGCCGGGTGATCTGGCGGTTACTGGATCAGAGCGGTGTGTTCCGCCTATCGTTCAACACCAACTCGATGCAGATGGCATTCGCAGAAGGTAACAGGAACTTTGGGAATCGCATACTCGCAATGATTCATACGCTATGTCCAGAGCTTTATCCAACCATGGTAAAGGAACAAAACAATGACCGAGTCCCCGATGACGGAAGCCGCAACGACCCCTGAAGGCTCACCTGAATCAATCGATGTGGCAAATGCACTTTACGGTGAATCTGCCGAAACCAAGCAACAATCTATTGCCGAGCAGGAACAGCCCACCGATCAGAAGGTCGAGGGCGCTGAGAATGCCGAGAGCGAACAGGCACCGGAAGGCGCGCCTGAAAAATACGAGTTTAAGGCTCCAGAGGGTCAATCGTATGACTCAGAGATAATTGAAACTTATTCTGAGATCGCTAAGGAATTCAACCTGAGTCAGGAGAAGGCGCAAAAGATGCTGGATGTCGTAGGTCCTAAGTTGGCCGAAAGACAAGCAGCCCAGATACAAGCAGTCCATGAACAATGGATTGAGTCGGCTAAAAGCGACAAAGAATTTGGTGGCGATCAGTTGCCACAGAATTTAGGCGTTGCGAAGAAAGCACTAGATACCTGGGGTAATCCTGCGTTGCGCACGTTGTTAAACGAGTCTGGCATTGGCAATCATCCCGAAGTAATTCGGTTTATGGTCAACGCCGGCAAATCTTTAAGTGAAGACAAGTTCGTTGGTAGCTCGCCTGGCGCTGGCACAAAGTCCACACCAAAGAATTTCAATGAACAAGCAAACGCACTTTATTCAAATCAATCTTAATTGGAGTTAAAACATGGCCGCTCTTACTAGCACATCTCTTACGCTTGCCGATTGGGCAAAACGTGTCGACCCAGATGGTCGAGTTCCTATTGTTGCTGAATTACTGTCTCAATCTAACGAAGTTCTCGAAGATGCAGTATTCCGTGAAGGCAACCTGCCTACTGGTGACCGTGTAGTCATCCGTACTGGTTTGCCAACTGTTTACTGGCGCGCACTTAACCAAGGTATTCCAAACAGCAAATCAACCACTGCACAGGTTGACGAAGCTTGCGGTATCCTTGAAGCCCGTTCAGAAGTTGATAAAGACCTGGCAATGCTTAACGGCAACACTGCCCAGTTCCGTCTGTCTGAAGATACTGCTTTCTTGGAAGCAATGAATCAGACTCAAGCCACGACTCTGTTCTACGGCAACCCTGGCACTGATCCTAAGCAATACTTAGGTCTTGCTCCTCGTTATTCCAGCCTGTCTGCATCTAACGGCCAAAACATTCTGTCTGCTGCTGCTTCTGGCTACAGCACGAACGGTGTGAACACTTCTGTGTACTTGGTTGTTTGGGGTGACCAAACTGTGTATTGCCCATTCCCAAAGGGCAGCAAAGCCGGTTTGATTCATGAAGACCTTGGCGAACAGACTGTTTACAACTCTGACGGCACCCGTTTGCAAGCTTATGCAACGCGCTATCAGTGGAAGAATGGCCTGGTTGTAAAAGACTGGCGTTATGTTGTTCGTATTCCTAACATCATTGTTAGCGACTTGGTAACTCAGTCCGGTACTCAATTGTCTACTGCATCTACTACGCTCATGAAGTTGATGGCTCGCGCTACATACCGTATTCCTAATATGGCTATGGGCCGTGCTGCGTTCTACATGAACCGTACTGTGCATTCTGGTCTGGCCGTTGCCGCATTGGACAAGAGCCAAGCCGTGTTGAAGGTGAACGAAGGCTTGAGCCAGTTCGGTACTGCTCAAAGCTGGTTGTCATTCTTGGGTATTCCTTGCCGCCGTGTTGACGCGCTGAAGAATACTGAAGACGCTGTTCAGTAATAAATTCATCTATCAACTTTAACTTAAAGGTAAACCAACATGATTACAGATAAATTCCTACGAGTCTCTACGGATCAAGCCGTTACTACGACTGCTGTATCCACTGACTCAATTGATTTGCTCATTGCCCGCGATATGGGTGAAGGTCATCCACTATATGCAAACTTTGCTGTGACTGCCGCTCTAACTGGCGGTACGAGCGTAAAGTTTGAAGTCATCGGTGCAACAAATGCTGCGCTGACTTCTGGTGTAGTAGTTCTGGGTAGCTCGGATGCAGTACTGACAGCTTCATTAGTTGCTGGTTACAATACTGCCGTTCGTATCAACCCAGTCATTGCCAGCAAAGGTACGCAATATCTTGGCGTTCGTTACACTGTTAGCGGTACTTATAGTGCTGGTACTGTGACTGCAGATATCGTAACTGATATCCAAGACGGCAAGAAGTTCTACGCTTCTGGCTTCTCTGTGACCTAATAGGAAAATGTTATGCCTAAGTATCGTGTTCTAGAAAACTCATTCATCCAAAACGGATACCGTGATGCAGAAGCCATCATCACTTTAGATGACAGCTATGTACCTGGTCCAAACTTGGAATTGATTGAGGAAGATGTCGAAGCTGAGGCTGCACCTAAGAAGGTATCAGTTAAAGCCAAGCGGACATCGGATGCGGACTAAGGCAAAGCATAGTCCCTGTTGATGATACGAGGGGATTCTGGGCAACCATTATCCCCTCTTTTTTTAGGAGTCTGGCATGGCATCAGAAGTCGATATTTGTAACCTAGCTTTGGCCCATCTTGGTGACGTGGCCACCGTGTCCAGCATCAGCCCGCCCGAAGGCTCGGCTCAAGCGCAACATTGCGCAATGTTTTACCCAATGGCCCGTGATTCATTATTGGAAATGAATTCATGGGGTTTTAGCACTAAGCGCGTTTCATTAGCGCAAGTCACGGCTGAATGGCCTGAATGGGATTATGCTTATGCGATTCCAGCAGATGCTCTTAATATATTAGCTATATTGCCGCCTGACGCTCAGGATGATTACAGCACTCGATTCAGTCCAACAGACACGCCAGGATATTATGCCAACAATGCGCCGATTATGGCTGCAGGTAGATATACGCCTCAACCATTTACGCTTGAAGTGAATAGCTCTGGACAGCATGTTTTGCTGACAGATCAAGAGCAGGCTGTGTTGCGTTACACCGGTCAAATCACAAACACCGCAGAATATAGCCCGCTATTTGTGATGACCTTATCTTGGCATTTGGCATCCATGCTTGCAGGTCCAGTGATCAAAGGTGATGCTGGTGCCGCAGAAGCCAAACGATGCCAGCAGATGATGAGCATGTATTTATCTCAGGCCAAGATGTCTGATGCAAATCAGCGACAGATCAAACCAGAACACATCGTTAAGTGGATGAGCGGACGCTAAGATGCCAAACGTAAGAACGTTACTCAGATCATTTGCCGGCGGTGAAATCTCTCCTGAGATGTATGGCCGTATTGATGATGAAAAGTATCAGTCTGGTGCGGCTATCCTGCGCAACTTCATTGCCAAGGCTCAAGGGCCTGCAGAAAACCGTCCGGGCTTTTCTTATGTTGCGTCAGTCAAAACACCTGCAGTCAAAACTCGTTTGATCCCATTTGTCAAATCTACAACAGACTCATGCGTGATCGAGCTGGGTGCCGGCTACTTCCGTTTCTTTACCAATGGTGCGCCAATCCTAAATAGTTTAGGCACTGCGCCTTATGAAGTTGCCAATACCTATACAGCTGCAGAGCTGTTTGATATTCACTATGTGCAGTCCAATGATGTCATCACACTGGTGCATCCTAACCATAGACCCGCAACATTAAGCAGAACATCTACCAGCCCGTTGACTTGGGTGCTTGCTGATATTTCGATCATCCCATCAATTGCTCCGCCTAGTTCTGTAGCGGTAATTGATAATCCTCCGGCCAATGATCCTGGTCCGACTAAATATACTTATTCGTATGTAGTAACCAGTATTGCTGAAGATGGCATTTCTGAGTCTGCTCCATCGTTGGTTGCATCAGTAGCAAGTAACTTGAATGAAACCGGTAGAACGGTAAATATTACATGGCCTGCAGTATCTGGCGCATCTCGCTATTATGTTTACAAATTACAAACAGGCATTTACGGATACATTGGCGAAGTTCCACAAAGCGCCGGCACACTGTCAATTACGGATGAAAACATTGCTCCAGACATGAGCATTACTCCGCCGCAATACGATGATGTGTTTAATCTTGCATCTTCTATTGCAAGCGTTAATGTTACTGCAGGCGGCTCAAATTATGGAACTACTCGCGGCGTAATTACCAATACTGTTGTAACGGTAACGGTAAAAGAAGCGTCATCGATTGGTCCTGCAGCAAACCCAACATTTTCAATTATTGATGGCACCGGGTCAGGTTCTGGTGCCGATATTACAACAATACCTGTGCATTATGATATTGCAACTTCATCCATCTTCGGACAACGGACCTATACTTGCACAATGACATTTTCTTCTGGCGGATTAAGTTACGCGACCCCATATATTCGCATGGTGCATAGATCGGTAACTTACAATGGCCCGTATAGCACAGAAACAATATCGATTCCTGGATTATCTGTCAATCCGCTAATTCCTGTAATTGAGGTAATTGATACAGCAGGCTCCGGTACTGGCGCTGTATTAACTCCAGTATTGAGTGGTGGCACTTCAGGTTCAATTACAAGCGTTACCGTAACTAATGGTGGTGCGGGCTATATTAGTCCACAAATATCAGTCAAGTCTGCTTTAGGCGGTTCAGGCGCTACATTTACATTGAATCTATCCGCACCAACCAATGGTGACTATCCAGGCGCTGTATCTTATTTCGAGCAACGTAAATGTTTTGCCGGCAGTACGGATCATCCTGCGCAAATATGGATGACCAAATCAGGCACAGAAAACAACATGTCTTATTCTCTGCCGGTCAGAGATGATGACAGAATTAGCTTTCAGGTAGCAGCCCGCGAAGCCAATACTATTCGCCACATTGTCCCGCTGACTCAGTTGTTATTGCTAACCAGTTCAGCTGAATGGCGCGTCAGCTCAACAAACTCTGACGTGCTTACGCCTAGTACGATCAGTGTGCGACCTCAATCCTATATCGGTGCCAGCAATGTGCAGCCATCGATCATCAACAACACGCTGGTGTATTGCGCAGCCCGTGGCGGCCATGTGCGCGAGTGCGGATATAACTGGCAAGCTCAAGGCTTTATCACTGGTGACCTATCGCTAAGAGCGACTCACTTGTTTGATAACCTGCAGATCATGGACATGTGCTACTCGAAGTCACCACAGCCATTGCTATGGTTTGTGTCATCCAATGGCAATCTGCTTGGTCTGACTTATATCCCAGAGCAGAACGTAGGGGCATGGCACCATCACGATACTGATGGCCAGTTTGAAACATGCACGGTTGTGCCTGAAGGTGACAATGATATTTTGTATGTTATTGTCAAGCGCACATTGCCAAGTGGTAGCGTAGTCCGATATGTAGAGCGCATGCAGTCAAGATTATTTGAGACTCAGTCTGATGCATTCTTTGTGGACAGCGGTGTCAAAGTCGTAAATGCCGGTACTCCGCCTGCAACCACTACAATTAATTTAAGTTGGCTGATTGGTAAGACTGTAAGCATTTTGGCTGATGGCGCGGTATTGCCACAGCAAGTGGTGCCTGCATCTGGGCAGATCACATTGACCCGACCATACAGCAAGATCATTGTTGGCCTGCCCTATGTGTCAGACCTTAAGACCTTGCCGTTGGCGCTGCAGGTGGATGCAGGCTATGCGCAAGGCCGCATGAAGAACGTCAACAAGGTTTGGATGCGTGTCTATAGATCATCCGGTATTTTCATTGGACCTGATGAGGATAACCTGACCGAGGCTAAGCAAAGAACCACGGAGCCTTATGGCAGCCCTCCGTCCCTGAAATCTGAAGAAGTGCTGGTGGTCATTACGCCTACCTGGGCGGACAGCGGTGCCGTGTTTGTGCGTCAGGAAGACCCGCTGCCATTAACTATCGTGAACATGACGATGGAAGTTGCGCTAGGCGCATAAGTAACCGTAGATAAAAAGCACAGCAATATCCTGCGCTTATGATTTGGAGCATTATCCATGTTTAACCCAAACATTAATTTCACTTCCAACATCCAGCAAAATCCAAGTTTGTTGACGGACCCCAATTTCACGCTGGCTCCAAATCTCAACTTTACACCGTCATTCAAAACGCCAACGCCTGGATTAAATTCCATGCAGCAATTGGGCATGGCATCAGCTATTTTTGGCGCAGCCAGCCAAGCCATTGGCACCTATTACAGCGCCAAGAGCCAACAAGATAACCTGAAGTTCCAGGCTGAGATGGCCAAGATCAATGCCCGCATGGCAGAGACTCAGGCCCAGCACATTATGGACGAAGCGCGCTCAGCAATTGCTCAGGTAGGATACAAGGCAGGCAAGATCAAAAGCGCCCAACGGGCCACGATGGCGGCCAGTGGTGTGCAGCTTGGCGTAGGAAGCGCTAGGGAGGTCGTAGCCACGACTGATATCATGAAGGAGGTAGACTCCCTCACGATCAATGCAAACTCTGTACGAGCCGCAGGCGCAGCCAGAATGCAGGGTGCAAACTACTCCGCACAGGCAGCGATGGCCAGCGGATCAGCATCAACGATTAGCCCATTCGGTATGGGTGCCTCCAGCCTGCTCACTGGCGCAGGACAAGTCGCTGGGATGTATTACCAGAATAAATGGATGAATAATCTTGCGGCGCGGGGAGGAACTCGATAATGCCTACAGTACCTATGTATGACATGCCGACCCAGCAGATCAATGCTGGAAGCATGACCCCTGTTCAGGCACCAGAGTTCCAGAATTACACCGGCAAGCAGATCGAGCAGATCGGGCAAACGGCCAGTACCCTTGGCCAGACTGCATTTAAGATCGGCACGGAAATCCAGAACAAGTATGATGATGCTCGGACTAAGGACCTGTTCAATCAGGCAGCGTCTGATATCGATCAAGTTCGCAATGATTACCTGACCAAGCCCGGTAAGGATGCGGTAGATACTTATGCCGTGTACCAGCAGAAAGTGGACGATGTACTGAAATCATATGCAGATAAGGCAGAGAATCCAGTACAGCGCGGCATGTTCATGACATCCGGCTCGACCATGGCGCGGTCCGCACTTAGCTCTATGAATAACCATCAGCTGCAGCAGCTGCATGAATATGACCTTGGCGAAACCAAGACAGCGGTGAAGACCAAAGCTCAGGCTGCTATTGCAATGCAAGGTACGCCGAAAGAACAAATATTCTTGGATGCCACCATTGCACAGGCCAATCAGTTGGCTGATATGCAGGGTTATGCTGCAGATTCCGAACAGCGAAAAGCGCTTATCTCTGATACGCATGATGCGATCGTTAAGGGCGTTGTCGATAACATGCTGGCTGCTGGCAGACCATCGCAAGCCAAAGAATATTTGGCATCTGCGACAAAGGATGGCCGTGTGTCTGAGTTTATGCACACGTCATTAGAAAAGCTGGTGTCCACTGATTCAGCTAAAGACACTGCATTGAAATTGTCACTATCTCTAAAAGGCAGCGAGTCATCTCAAGTTAGCCAAATTAACGAGATGTTTAAGAACGGCAAGCTAAGCCAAGAAGAGCGTGACTTTACTGTTCAATATGTAGAACATAGTTTTGCTCAGCGTAAAGCTGCAGATCAAGATTATAAAAAGACGGTGCTTGGAAATGCTCAGGATTGGATTCTTAAAAACCCTGGCCTGCCTATTTCACAAATGCCAACAGCTCTGTATAACGCAGCTAAATCTGAAGGCGGATTGGCCAGTTTAGATGCATTGGCTGGACGTGAAGGAAAGCCTGCGGAACAAACAAAAGCATTGGTTGTTCGCGGGCAACTGTTACAATTAGCATCTCAAGACCCAGATGAATTCATTAAAAAATTTAATGAAACAGGGTTTACTGGTGAAATGGATATTGGCGTTGCTGGCATTAAAGAAATGCAAAACATTGCAACACAGATGATACAAGGCAAAGGGACATATTCAAATGGATTTGATAGCAGGATTCTGCAAGATGCCATTCCTGCTGCATTATTAAAGACAGCAAATAAAGATCAAAAAGACGCATTTGTTGCACTGCAAGCCGAAGCGATTGCTAATTGGAAAAAAAATAATCCAGGTAAACTACCAACTGTTGAAGATCAGAAGCGTGTAGCTCAAGAAGCAAATACTTCATGGGTGCAAATTGGTACATTATGGAATAGCCAAAACATTCCTGGATATACAGTAAAAAGCAAAGCGCTAACAAACACCGTTCCAACTAATTTCTATAATGGAATGAAATCTGCTGGCGCTACAGATGACGAAATATTGGCCGCTTGGAATCTTAAACAAGGTAAAAAGTAATGAGTGAATTTGATGATCTGCTTGCACAAGTTCGATCAGGCCAATCCCCTGCGCCTAAGCAACCTGTAGTGACAGATGAGTATTCATCATTATTGCAGCAAGTTCGTCAGCCAAAAGATAATTCTATAGCGCAAGCTAATGCATATAACGCATCATTCGGCAATGCAGATGATGCCGCTGAACGTAAACGCTTGGCAGATCAATTAAATGCAAAGGCCAATGAGCAATGGTCACCTAATGCGCTGGATACTCAAGATGCTAAGCGCCGTGTATCTTTATTAGATTCAACTTCGGTGTTGGATAATAGTCCAGCATTAGCAAATCGATTTTTAACTAAAGACTTTGCTGCACGAACAATTGATGATATTCCGCATTTAGGAAACGTAGAGTCATCTACAACTAAATTAAAGAATATGCATGCAGAGATTCCTATACCAGGAACAAATTATCAATATGATTTATTAGGAACTCTTAGAGGCGCGCTTGGCGTTATTGGTCATGCTGGCGCTAGTGTTTTGCAGGGCTATACCGGGTTGTCAGGCGCGATGAATCGTGCGCAAGCAGAATTGCTGTCACCGATCCTTGGAGAAAATAATTTTCTTTCTAGGACTGCAGAAGAACAATTGAGATTTGCGAAAACCGCAGGTCAAGTTGCAACTGGAGCGCAAGAATTTGCTGGTGCGGGTGAAGGCGCAAGTTACGGCAGGCAAATGCTATTTGGTGCAGGCTCTAGCGTTGCGCAAGTTCTGTCGCTTGGTTTGCCATTTGCATTTGAAAAGGCGGTTGCTGCGGAATCTATTCCGGCTGCAGAAACAATGCTTGGAAAGTTGACTGCAAACTTTACAAAAGCTAATGCTCTTGCCGTTACTCCAATGGCGTTAAATGTTGCCGGACAAGAAGCATCTGCTGCTTATGAGCAGGGCATGGGGCCGTGGGCTACTCTTGGATATGCTGGCGGACAAGGCGTAATAGAAGGCATTACAGAAATGATGCCGTTTGGCCTATTGGTCAAAGACGTTAAAATGGATGCGCCGTTATGGAAAATATTACGCAATCAGTTGGTTAGCGAAAATCTAAGTGAGCAAGTGGCTACTCATGCTCAAGATTTATTGTCATGGGGCATGCTGCCTGAAAACAAAGACAAAACATTTGGCGATTATTTGTCTGAGCGTCCAAGCGCAGCGTTAGATACTTTTGTGCAAACTACCTTGGCAACGGTCATGCAGACTTCAGTAATGAAAACATTGCATGATCAGCATGTTCGCAGCATGAACGAAAATCAACGCGCTGTATATGGCGAGCAAAATTTGAATGAAGTGATTGATGCTGTTCAAGCAACAAAATCTCATAAGCGCAATGCAGAAGACGTAAAGGACTTAATGGATGACATTGGAGCTGGAGACATTCACATCGATGCCACAGTAGCCAGCCAACTCCTAAATCAGTCACAGCTGCAGACTTTAGTGTCTGATCAGGACCTACAGACAGCGTTGCAAACTGGCGGCGATATCGTTGTGCCTGCATCACAGTTTGCTATGGCCGTTGCTTCAGATGAGGCGATGCGTCCTATTGTCGAGCATGCTCGCGTCAATCCTGAGCTGCCTAGTGCAGCCGAGGCCCGTGACGTTGAGGCTAAGCGCCAAGAGATGATTAAACAGCAAGGGCAGATGTCCACTGAGTCTGCCCAGATTCTTGCAGATGCTCAGACTGAAAAGGAGTTTGTCGATTCAGCTGCAGAAGTTGAAACGACATTGCACGACCAGATTAAGGCCACTGGCCAATACCTGCCAGAAGCTTCACGCGCATACGCGAAGTCTGTGCAAGCTTTCTATGTGACGCAAGCCAAGGCTTTGAACATGAAGCCAATGGACTTGTACAAGTTGCTACCTTACAACGTAACGACCGGTTCGTTCGAGCAGGCGCAAACATTAAGCCAAGAAGAATACATCCGTAAGAATGTTGGCGAGCGTGTGCAGCAGCTCACTGAGGCAACTCAGCAGTTAGAGCGTGGCGAAATCACCAGAGAAGAGCATGAGGCTATTGTAAATAAGTACAAGCCCGTGCTGCCTTATCAATCGGTGCCTATGCCTGAAACCGATGATGCAATGCGCACTGCGCTAAAAGAAGACCAGCAAAGCAAGCTATTTGCACCTAGAGAATTACAGGAAGGCGCGCCAGTTGGTTTGCGCTTAGACATTCCTGCGTATCTAAGACATAACACTTGGATCGTTAGCGTACACGAACAAAAACCAGGCACATCTCCATCATCTTTCCAAGCCGGTACCGTTGTCGGATATGACAATGTTGCTGCAGTGACCAATGCTACCTTTGGCATGCCTGGTAAAGGCGCGCTCAATATTGCTACAGGCAAAACAAGCAAAGGCACCATTGCTGTCATCAAGGGCAACTGGCGCAAAGTCACACCAGAACAAGCAAAGGCAGAAGCGGATGCTGCATTGAGCGATCCAGCATGGCGGCAAGTGGGTATGGACCCTGAGCGTCACGCTTATTTTTATGACCGCGAAACCATGCAGCCCGTAGTGGCCGCTGATGAGGTTATCCAGATCGGGCCATTAGTGTTGGCAAAAAATGTAACGTATGGGGAAAAGGCAAATTATTTATATCAGACTGCACAAGAAACAATTGGCGAGATTGATTCAGCTCAGACAGATACAGCGCCGGGCGAAGACGATGCTGCTCCTGTTGATCAATCCGCTGTACCTACAAGCGTAGATGATGCTGCAGTTTTAGATAGCACATTAAAGCTTGCTAAATCTACAACTTGGAATCGTGGCCGCGATTTGAAGATGGCCATGCAGAATTCTGTAAAGCAGGCGGCTGATGCTGCCGGCGTAGATGTAAGCATTCCTGGGCCTCAGACAACTGAGTACTTAATACGCACAGGCGTTAAAGATGCCTTGATGGCATTGCAGCAAAACCCAAATGCAATTGGCTGGTATGACCTCAAAACCCGTCAAGCGCTTGCCATTATGGCATTGGTGCATCCTGAGATTGCCACAGACGAAACCGCTCGGTTTGCGTTTACATGGGCATTGGCGGTGACATCCAATGGATTGAAAGTAGATAAGAATTTCGAGCTTGCAGAAAAGGCTTATGCCCAATGGAAAAAGAAAGGCAAGATGCCAACCAATATCAAAGGTGGCCAAGCTCAAAAAGCAATTAATGAAGGGCTGCAGTTATTTAATGATTTAAGCGCTGCATGGGGAATGGATAACCTGCGCAAGTTTATGATGACTAATTTCACGGTAGGTGAAATCACTGCGCTGAATTCTGATCTAACTCCAGGCGGAGAGCATGCGGATACTTATGTCCGTGGTGCCGCAATCCTTGGCCCAAAGATCGGTAACGGTTTCTTTTCTAATCTGTATGGACATTTTGATGCACTAACGATGGATCGCTGGTTGATCCGTACTTGGGGCCGATGGACAGGCACCCTGATCAAAACGCAACCTCAGCAGACAGAAGCAGCTACTGCGCGCCTTAAGTCAGTTGTTGAAAAGATCGCCGCAGACGAAACAGAAGCTGCCAGAATTGGCGAGATCGTAGGCACACCGATTACCGCCGACATGGACCTGAACGCTCTGTCTGAGATTGTTCAGAAAGCCAGTATGGACCCTGCTTTGCGCGAAAGAATGAATGCAACTGAAATTGGCGAGGAGTTCCGCAAGTCAGGCAATTCATTGGCCAAGTATTTGGATGGCCAGAAAGAAGCGCCATCAGGTCCTGGCGAACGTAATTACATCCGACAAATATTCACCGGCATGCTGGATCAGTTGCGTCAAATGCCTGATTATGCCAATCTACAGATGGCGGACCTCCAAGCAGTTTTGTGGTATGCAGAAAAACGCCTGTATGAAACCGCCAAAGAAGACCCCTCTGAATTGGCAGAAACCGAAGGTTATGCTGATGAAGAGGCACCAGATTATGCAAACGCCGCAGCTGCAGTAGCTCGCTCAAAGCGGGTTAGTGTCGCTGCTATTAATAATGCTTTACAGCAGGAGAAAGATCGTGGACGCACAAGAGATGCAGGACTTGAAGCTGCAGCAGAGGAAGCCGATCAGGCAATCCAAAGACAGTACGAAGAAGATCGAGGTTTTACTCAGCAAGAAAAGAAGCTCTTCCGTGGAGCCGTTGCAACCCAGCGCTCTCGATCCAATCGAGTGGGCGCTCAAAAACTATCCTGGTCTTACCAAGGAAGAGATTATGGAAATGATGCAACAAGCGGGCTTTTAACAGCCAAAAAGAAAAAGTCACTTGGTGTAACAATTATCCGGGAATGGAAGCCCGGAAATAAATTAGCAAACGCATTACGCAGGAATGGAATCAATGTTCCTGAAGTATTTGAATTAGAACCTACTGAGCAATCTGCTCAAAAATTTGTAGAATTAATTACCCAATCAAAACAAAGCGCTAAAAAAATGGGCGCTGCGGTATATGTATATTCCGCAGAAGACTACCAAAAAATGCGCCTGTTTGTTTCCGCTGACGGAAAATCTGGTATTGCCGTTAAGCAGGACGGTGACATCGTTTCATTGTTCTCTAACAATGGATCAGGCCGTTCAATGCTTGAAATAGCTATCGCTGCAGGCGGCACCAAGTTAGATGCCTTTGACACTATCCTGCCAAAGATGTATGCGGCCCATGGTTTTGTTGCTGTATCCCGTCTTAAATGGGATGACAAAGAAGCGCCACAAGGATGGGATAAGCAGGCATTCGCAAAATTCAACAACGGTGAGCCGGATGTTGTGTTCATGGTCTACGATCCTAAATATTACGGCGGATATGAAAAAACCGATGGTCCAGTTGCAGAAAATTATGGCGATGCATTAGCGTACCAAAACGCTGCTCTGGCCAAGCTAGGTAAGGGTGGCGTGTTATTCCAAACTGCACCTATTTGGAAATCCGTGCTGCTTGAGTCCGTGCAAACGGCCAAGGTAGATAAAGCACCAGGCAACGATTGGCTAAACATACTTAGAAAATCAGCCAAAGCTGATGAAATTGAAGCTACCGATTTAGCTGAATTCCTAGAAGATCGGGCAAGCGTTTCCAAACAAGAGATTGCCGATTACCTTAACAGCACTGGCGTTCGCATTGAAGAGACCATGTTATACGGCGATTTCGTGCAGGCAGCCAATGACATCCTTGAGCCTTATGGCTATGAGGCTGAATACAAATATGGTGACTGGACATTTACTGATCGCGAAGGCGAGTTGGTGGAGCTTGAAGATTTAGACGTACCGCGAGACATTCGCCATGACCTTGAAGATATTGAAGCAAGTAAATATGATAAATATTCTTTTGGTCTAAAAGACTACAAAGAATTACTATTACGTTTACCTATCATTAAGCCTGAAGTAATAGAGAATCCTAATCGCAAAGGAACATATTTATTGGTACACGAAAATGGTGCGCCAGTACTTGATCCAATTAGCGATGAGCCTGTTGTATTTGACAGTCAAATTGCAGCTCGCATGTCACCGCAATACAAAGCATATGGCACCGATTCACAACTTAGTTTTGAAAGCAGCCATTGGGATCAGCGGAACGTGTTGGCCCATGTCAGATTAGGCACAGGTCCAGATGGATCATTATTTGTTGAGGAAATTCAAAGCGATTGGGGACAAGAAGGTCGTAAAGCAGGGTTTGGCCCAAAAAAACACCTTACCCCTCAATATGCAAAGCTTAGGTTAAAAAAAGGCGAGCTTACTAAAAAGTATGATGAAGCTGTGCAAAATCCTGAGCTGGTAGCTGATGTCACATTGTTGACTGAAATACACAATGAACTGCAAAGCGTACACCAGCAAATTAATGAGCTAGATAGACAGTGGCTTTTACGAGATAGAGAAGTTAAGCCATCTGCTCCATTTGTGACCGACACCAAAGCGTGGTCATCATTAGCGGTAAAACGCATCATGCGTTATGCGGCTGATCATGGTTATAAGAAAGTTACGTTTATTAATGGCAAGCAAGCTGCAGAACGTTTCAATCTTAGACAGCAAATTGAATATCTATCTTACGACCCAAAACGTCAATTGTTGCGCGCTTGGAACTCTGCCCGTATGGAAGTGCTGTATAAAAAAGATGTCGCAGAGGGTGATCTTGAGGGCATCGTTGGAATCGAAACCGCTAAGAAGCTATTAATGGCAGAGCCTACTTTTGGCGGGCTTCATATGCTTGAAGGCGATCAACTTGAAGTTGGTGGCGAAGGAATGATTGGTTATTACAATGGAATCCTGCCGCAAGTGGTTAGCAAAATTGTTAGCAAGCTTGGTGGGAAGCCTTATTTGTCAGATATTGGCCTGCCATTGCATAACAGAAAACCAAGCGCAGATCAGCAGCAGATGGTTGTTGATATCACGCCTGAGATGCGTACAGAGCTGAAAAAACCGCAGCCACTGTTCCAGCAAACTGCAGGCGTTCGTGGTGGATTCGATCCGTCAACTCTGACTACGATTCTCACCGATAAGACTGACATGTCTACGTTCCTGCATGAGACAGGACACTTTTATCTTGAGGCAATGTTCAAGCTGGCTGGATTGCCAAATGCTACTGAGCAGATGAAGCAAGATGCACAGACCGTACTTGATTGGTTCGGCGTGACTAATCTAGAAACATGGAACTCCATGAGTCTAGAAGATCAGCGTAAATACCATGAGATGTGGGCCTACAACCATGAAATCTATTTGTACGAAGGCAAAGCACCAAGCCTGAAATTGCAAAGTATATTTGACAAATTTAGCGCTTGGCTGCGTCAGGTATACAAGTCAATCGTAACTGATCTGAATGCAATCTACCGACAAGAGCATGGCGAAGACCTGCCTGTTCTTACTGGCGAAGTGCGTCAAGTGATGGACAGACTGATGGCCAGCGATGACCAGATTGCACAGGCCGAAGATGTGCGAAACATGAAGGCTATCTTCCAGACTCAAGAAGAGTCAGGCATGAATGACGAACAATGGGCTGAGTATCAATCACTGCAGACCACTGCGCACGATGAAGCAGTCAGTGACCTGAGCAGGTCCACATTGCGTCAAATGAAATGGCTGTCAAATGCGCGAAGCAAACTGCTCAAGAAGATGCAGGACACCGTAAAGGACATACGCAAAGGTGTGCAGGCTGAAGCAACCAAAGAAGTAGAAGACCGGCCTGTTTACCGTGCTATGCGCTTCCTGCGTACAGGCAAGCTTGAGGACGAGAACGGTAACCCGATCGAAGTTCAGGCCGGCAATAAGCTAAACAAGGGCATGGTCAAAGCGCTGTATCCAGAAGGCGCGTTAGTGGCCGGACCTGACATGGCCAAGCTGCGTGGCATGCTGTCCGATGATGGCCTGCCGCCTGACATGGTCGCTGAGATATTTGGCTTTACCTCCGGCGATGACATGATCCGTGCTATCGCTGAAGCTAAGCCAATCAAAGATGCGATCAATGACCGCACCGATGAGCGGATGCTGAACGAGCATTCCGAGCTGATGGACCCAGAAGTACAGGCCCGCAATATTGAGCAGGCGCTGCACACTGAGGCCCGTGCGCGGTTTGTGGCTGCAGAGCTGCGATACCTAGCCAAGGCTACCCAACCCGTGCGCGTAATGCTGCAGGCTGCTAAGCAGGCCGCGCAGCAGATTATTGCAGGCAAGAAGATCAAGGACATTAAGCCACGGGATTATTCCCTGGCTGAAGCCCGTGCCGCCAAGAAGGCACTTGCCCACATGAAGAAAGGCGAATCGAAAGATGCTGCCCGCGAAAAGCAAGGACAGTTGCTGCAAGGTCAATTAGCTGCCGAGGCAGTTGATGCCCGCAACGAAGTGGCCACAGCGCTGACCAGCTTCAAGCGATTCTTCAAGGCTGATCAGAAGATTGCCAAGAACCGTGACATGGACCTTGTAAACGCAGCCAGAGCGATTCTGAGCGCGTTTGGCATTGGACCGCAGGGCAAGTCTCCATTGGATTTTGTCGAGCAGCTACGAGCCTATAATCCAGACCTGTACGCCGAGCTTGAGCCATTGATCTTCAAGGCAGCTGCGGGTGCCACGGATTATAAGCAACTGACCATGGAAGAGTTCCGTGCCATGAAGGATGCGGTAGACGCTTTGTGGTTTAACGCCAAGCGTGACAAACAGATCATGGTTGAGGGCCAAAAGGTTGAGCTGGCCAATGTCATCACCGAGCTGAACAACCGACTGGTTGAAGTGGGTATACCTGCCACGGTAGCCGGCGAGCTAAAGGCACCGACCACCAAAGATCGAATTGTCCGGGCGTTCAATAACACCAAGGCCATCCTACGCAGGGTGGAGCATTGGGCCGATTCTGTGGACGGGGTCGCAGGTCCTGGGCCATTTACTAAGTACATCTGGCGGCCAATCAAGGATGCTTTAAACGCCTACCGTATTTCGCGCAACGATTACGTTAGACGCTATGCAGAGATGATCCAAGGGCTAGACCTGCCTGTAGGCATTATCGAAGCGCCTGAGCTGGGATACAGCTTTGGCCATGGCAATGGCGGCATCGGCAAGGCTGAGCTGCTGGGTGCCATCCTGCACATTGGCAACGAGTCCAATTACAAGAAGTTGCTAGTAGGCCGAGGCTGGGGCGTAATCCGTGAAGACGGCAGCTTAAACACTGGCCGCTGGGATATGTTTCTAGCTCGAATGATTAAGGAAGGATACCTGACCAAGGAAGACTTTGATTTCGCGCAGCAGGTTTGGGACCTGAACGAAGAGATCAAGCCTATGGCTCAAAAGGCCCACCACGACATGTTTGGCTATTATTTCAAGGAAGTGCCTAACACGCCATTCTCTAATCAGTTTGGCTCTTACCGTGGCGGATACGTTCCTGCTAAGACCGATCCGTTTATTGTCCGCGATGCTCAGCGTCAATCAAAGATGGAAGCGCTGGAGTCAGACTTCCGTAATGCAATGCCATCTACTGGCTTGGGCTTTACCAAGGGCCGTGTTGAATACAATAGACCGCTAAGCCTAGACGTTCGCCAGATGACCAATCACATTGATAGTGTGATCCGGTTTGCGCTTGTTCAGCCAGCGATTAAGGATGCTCTAAAAATCCTGCGCAACCGAGGCTTTGCTGACAACCTCAGCAGAGTAGACCCAAGCGCGATCGAAGACATGCTGATCCCATGGCTAAACCGTGCGGCCCGGCAGATTACGTCTGAAGTGGGCAAGTCTAAGTTTATGGACGAAGTGTGGCGTGGAATTAGACAACGGACTGGTATTGCCATCATGTTTGGCAATCTGCGCAATGCATTGCAGCAGCTGACTGGTTATTTCCCATCAGCCCTGAAGGTGCAGCCACGTTACCTGAAGAGTGCCTTGGCATCGTATATCTCCAACACCCAAACGGTAACGGATGAGGTGGCTGAGCTATCTACATTCATGCAGGACAGACTGCAAAACCAGATATTCGACATTCAAGAAAACATGAATGACATCCTGCTCAATCCGAGCAAGTTCGATAAGCTGAAGAAGTGGACCCAGCAACATGGGTACTTCCTGCAAACTGCGTTCCAGAATCAGGTGGACGTGGTGACATGGACGGCAACATACAATCAGACACTGGCAGAGCTGGGCGCTGATGTAAGTGACGAGAAGGCCAGGAAGGAAGCAGTGCAGCGAGCTGATGCTGCAGTCCGTTTGACGCAGTCTAGCCTGTCCGCAGAAGACTTGGCTGCCTTTGAAGTTGGCACACCGTTCACCAAGACCCTAACTCATTTCGGTGGCTACATGAATATGATGGCCAACCTGAATGTGTCTGCATTCACCAAGCTTATGCGTGACCTTGGCTGGCGCGGTAACAAGGGCAAGCTGCTGTATACCTACCTGCTGGGCATTGCTTTGCCTGCAATGATCGGTGATGCAATTATGCGCAGCCTAGGAACTGGCTGGGATGATGACGATGACGATGGTTATCTTGACGAATTCATGGCGTGGTTTTTTGGATCGCAGGGCAAGATGGTCACAGGCATGGTGCCATTTGCTGGCCAGTTAGCGACAGCAACATATGGCGCTTTAACCACTGCTCAGTACGATGACAAGATCAGCGTCAGCCCATCGATCACAGCATTGGAAAGTGCAGGCGGATTCATCAAGACCGGCATCAACATTGCCAGTGATGACAAGCAATTGACAGGCAAGAACGTCAGAGATTCTTTGACATTTATCAGCCTAGTTACCGGCATCCCTCTCACAGTACTTGGCAGACCAATAGGTTACGCCGTAGATGTGAACCGAGGCGCTGTTCAACCTACAAGCACCTATGATCTTGGCCGGGGTTTGGTGACCGGCGTTGCGAGCAAGGAGTCCACGGGAAAGTAACCGTGGATATTCCTCAAATCATTAATCTTATGACAATCTTGCAGGACCTATACCCATGAGCATTTCTTCCTCCAATCGTAAAGCTGGCCCCTTTACTGGCAATGGTACTGCCAGTTCGTTCCCGTTTTACTTCAAAGTATTTCAGGCATCAGACCTGCTTGTTGTATTGCTTACTGAAGCCAGCAATCTTGAAACTACACTAACGCTCACAACCGATTACACCGTTACCTTAAATGCCAATCAGGATGCATTGCCTGGCGGCACCGTTGTATTAACTGCAGGGGCATTGTCATTTGGTTACAAGCTGACCATTACTTCAGACATTGGTAACCTGCAGCCAACTAACTTAACCAATCAGGGCGGCTTCTATCCTGATGTCATTGAGGATGCGCTAGATCGAGCAACGATTCAAATTCAACAGCTGGCTGAAGACCTAAGCCGAGCTGTTACTGTCCCGTTGTCATCCACTGCCAGTACTGCATTGCCATATCCACAAGGTGGCACAGTCTTAGGCTGGGATGATACCGGAACGTCATTGATCAATTTATCGCCTGAAGATATTGTTTCTCAGCAGCTATATGCTGATTGGAAGTTTGATACTTTTACGGGTGACGGCACAACGACAAGTTTCACGCTGCAAGCAAACCCAGGCAACATTGCCAATATGGATGTGTCCGTTTCTGGTGTTACGCAATTGCCAGGCACTGACTATACGTTGTCAGGAACGACCATTAGTTTCACTACGGCCCCCGCACTTGGATTATCTATTCTTGTCCGCTATGGCCAAGCAACCATGCAGACCAATGTCACTTATTCGCAGCAAGTATTCAACGTTACATCAGGCACGGTTGGTGTATCTGGCAAGCAAACAGTATTCACTTTAACGTCATCATATATTCCGGGAAACAATGGCGTTTCCGTATATGTGAACGGTTCCAGGCTAATTGGTGGCACCGATTACTTAGAAACCTCAGCATCAGTAATTACGCTGGTTAAAGGCGCGTATCCTGGCGATGTCGTTGTAGTTGTTACTGCTGAGCCTATTAATTCAACAGCACTGAGTGCAGCTCAAGTTACTTACACTCCTGCAGGACTATCGGCTCAAGCAACCACCGTACAAGCTAAACTGCGTGAGACCGTCAGCGTTAAAGACTTTGGTGCTGTGGGCAATGGCGTGACAGATGATACGGCTGCGATTCAGGCGGCGGTTAATGCGGCAAAGAAAATATATTTTCCTCCTGGCACATATTTAATAAACGTTGTAACACTAAACGCAAACAATTTTCTATTTGGAGATGGCGTTGCAAGTATTATAAAACAGTCGGCATCTGTTGTAGGCGGCAGCAGCGGGTCACTATATGCTGAAAGTGGATCATCAACTACGACCATAGATAACATTGTTATCCGTGATTTACGGGTCGAAGCAAATAATATTACCGCGCCTGTATTTGAAGAACATACTCATCTTATTTCGTTAAATGGCGTAAAAAATGCACTAATTGAAAATGTTCAATTTATAGGCTTTCGTGGAGATGGGTTATACATTGGGTCTGGTATAAGCGGAAGCGCGGAAAGACACAACATAAACGTAACTGTTCGGAATTGTTTTTTTGATGGAATCAATCAGCAGAATAGAAATGGGATTAGTGTTATTGATGTTGACGGAATCAACATCATCAATAATGTTTTTGTAAATTTAACAAGAAACGATATGCCTGGCGCGATCGATTTCGAGCCAGATGGAAACGCTTTTCATATTATTAGAAACTTAGTGGTTACTGGAAATGTAATACGTAATTGCGGCGGCAATGTTGCATGCATACAAATTTATACGCCATCAACTGTTACTTCACCAGCATATAATATTGTATTGTCTAATAATACTTGTGAAAATTCACCGTTGGCTTTGGGTTTGTACATAAATTTGCAGCGCGGAGCAACATATACAGATAGCGCGGCTACATTAACAGGCAATACAGTAAAAAACTGTTTAAGACCATTTTGCATATTTGGTGCATCTAATGTGACAGTTAACGCAAACACGTTTAGAAATTTTAAGAATTCTGGTTTGGTTGGATATTTAACATCTGACACAACTGCTTATGCTGTGACAATATCTAACAATATATTTTCGACAACATCAGGCCCTGGCGATGGCTCTGCCTTAAATATATTAAATGCAAACAATGTTATTGTTAGTGGAAATCAATTTATTGATATTGGGTTAAGCACTGGTGGTGGAGAATATGTACAGCTCGGAACTACCTCCACTTCTTCAAACGTAACCATAGTAAATAATATTTTTACCGCTACTGATTCGAGAGTTGCCAGTGCTATTGTTCAACAACCAACGCACACAACAACGAATTCAATCAATAAATTTTATGGCAATACAATATCATCTAATTTAGCTGTGAATAACAAAGCTTGGCTAACAGATGACTGTGGAAATGCTGTGAATTTGTTCACAACGGCCACTCCAGAATCAAGTTTTCAAATTGGAACATCTATTACCGTTGTGAACGGTTCGATGGGTGCATCAACTACGGGCAATATCTCTTCAGGGACATCATCACTTGCTGTTGCATCGGGTGCAAACATTGCAAATGGTGATCAAATCACTATAGCAGGCGCTGGAGCAAGCGGCGCTGCGCTTTCAACTTTTGTTTTAAGTGGCGGTGGCACTACATCAATCACACTTGCTGCTACAGCATCGACAACAGTTTCCAGCGCTGCCGTCACAACACCAGGTCTACCGTCCGGTGGATTTACGCAAGGTGTATTAACTACCGAAAAACGAACAAAACAAAGTGGATATACTGCGTGGATAACGCAAAGATTTATTCCAAGAAATACATCTTCTGCTGGATTATTGGAAAGTTATTATCGCAAATCTGACACCAGCGGCCTTTGGTCAGCATGGGTAAAAGTCACGGGTGTATAATGCTCTCCCTCCTCGCCAAACTGCCCTACGACAAAGCCAAATTTTATTGAGATTAAACCATGACTAGAGCAAGAGATTTAAGCAACCGCGCCAGTGACTTTGTCAGCGTTAAAGACTTTGGTGCTGTTGGCGATGGCGTGACGGATGATACTGTTGCATTTACTAATGCAGCGGCTACAGGACAACCAGTTTATATTCCTTATGGAAGTTATTTAGTTACAACTTCCGTTAGCGGCACTTTTTTTGCGTATAATGATATTACATTTCCAAGTGCTGACGTTTATTATGCAAATTTAAAAGCTGCTGGAAAAAGCGTAAATAAAAATTTTAATAACGGTTGGGGTGTTTATACCGAAGAACTGGATGGTGATGTTAACGCGGCAGCTGATATTGCAAGCCTCGGTGTTTCATACGTCATATATTATTTTAATGGAACAACCGATACTACTCGTGTAGCTAATGCAAAAAAAGATTTTGTTAACTTTGCTACATACGGTCTTGGTGTATTGCTATGGGTATATAACGGAACAAATACCGCAACTAGAACTACAAGATTAAATCAATTTACTGACGTAGAAAATCTTATTGGCTGGTATGTATTTGATGAACCAAGTGCTAATAGTGTTTCGTTAGCAGATCAAAATGCAGCAATTACAGCTTCAAAAGCCGTATTAGATTTGCCGTGCGTTTGTGCAGATAATGGTGATTATTACCCTAATTTTGCGCTTTCGCCAAATTATGATTTTGTTTTTATAGATTTATATTATCAAACTAAAAACAGCAATAATCCAGTTTTGACAGATACAGATGCTTTGAATACTTATGCGGTATTAGGTTCTTTTGCGCCGTTATATGGTGCAAATAGAATTATTCCTGTGTATGAAACTTATTTATCTAGTTCTTCGGCAACAGATATCTCAGAACCAAATAAATTGCGTACTTTGCTGTATAAAAAGCGTATGCAAGGATATGGCGCATTTTTCATGTATTCTGCAAATAAAACTAATCCTACAATGTTAGGTATTCAGAATACTGCAAAATTGAGACGTTCTGCTCAATCGGTAATGCAATTTTCAATCCCTTACAATAGATCGACTAGAGCAAATTATTTTTGCTTTTTAAATACAAGTTATGGTTATACATTAGATAAATTAAAAGCATCCATAATTAGCATGATAGATTCACGGTCTACTGCGACCATTGAGTATTATCCTGCAAGACTTCCTACCCGTATTGGCATATTTGTTACTGCGGCCCAGCAGGTAGTAATAGATTTTGGAGCAGTTGTTAAATCAGTAAAAATAAATGGCACATATTTTAATAACGGTGTTGGTCCCGGAGTATATGGAACATTTGATGTTCTGGTTCCAGAAACAACAGCAATGACTACAGGGTCTATTGTTGCCAGCGTAACAACTAGCGCAGGAACATCAGTAGCTGGTAATGCTTCTTTTAATGTAGTTCTAGAAAATATTAACTCGCGTTTTGTAATACTGAAGCCAACCGGTGCTGTTTGGAACGCTTATACAGGGTTTGCGGCGTTAGGTTTTGCTTCAATAGATTTATAATAATGCTTTCCTTCCTCGCCAAACTGCCCTACGACAAAGCACTGCACTATGTATATGGTTCAGTGCTGTTCGCTGCTTGCTATCATTTGCTAGGCACTGGCAACTCGCTTT